AAGGGTAGAATTATTCCGAAAGTAAAGTATGATGATACTCGTGGTGGTCGCAACGCTGCTGTAAATACTCTCAATGAAAACACGCTGGAAGTGCGAGTGTTTAAGGGTTCACTTATACCCGAGCGCGTACTGTCGGCTATTGAGTTGGCGCACTCTGCTGTTGAATACACACGCGACTTAAATGTTATGGAGTCGCAGATAAAAACAAGTGAGGGAAAGATTAAGTCAGGCGCATTGTCTTGGCTTGCTTTCTGCTCATATGTCTACAAGAACAATGAGAAATATCCCAACCTATTCGCTACAATGGTTAAGTCCTTTGATAACGATAGCCCAACCGAGTAAGTGTACGATAATCGTACAGAAAGGAAACGACAATGTGTATGCTCTGCGTAGTTCCACCCAACACTACTCCGTCAAGGGATAAGTTGGAGAACTCAGCACTTAATAATCCGCACGGCTTTGGCTATGCGATAGCAGTTCGCTCGGAAAAGCGTATCCACTCCTTCCGCACTATGAACGCAGATGAGTGTATCAGCAAGTTCCTTGAGGACCGCGCAAAGTACCCTGAAGGGTACGCTATATGGCACGCTAGGTTCGCAACTCACGGCTCTAACACGCTGGAAAATTGCCACCCATTTATGGTTGGTAAAGATGAGCGTTCTTACCTTGCTCACAATGGTATCTTGTCCGTTATTGAGGATAACAAAGACGATATGAGTGATACTCGTATCTTTGCTCAGGACTTGTTGCCTTTTATTGGTGGTGTTAGGTCATTAGATAATAATCAAGTATGGAATATGCTTGAGGACTTTACCACAGGTTCTAAAATTGCTATTCTTACTGTTAATCCTAGTGCCAAGCACGAACTCTATCTACTCCACGAGGAGAAGGGTATGTTAGATGAGTCAGGTGTGTGGTGGTCTAACGACACCTGTTATCTGACTTCGTGGCAAAGCGCTTACAATAACACTCTTGCTAAACCTTATTCTAATCCTTATCAAACTACATTTGATGAGGAAGAGACTTTCTTGGAGTGTACTGTCTGCGAGGCTGTGTTTGAGTATTGGGAGGCTATGAAAACAGGCACTGACTCTTGGTGTAATGTGTGTGGCTCTTGCTTTGAGTGTAAATCGTACAAGTCTGCTTGTATGTGCTATGTACCTAGCAAGTCGTACGATTATCGTACAAAGGAAGGAGTACCATCGTGGGGGTGGTGAATATGGAAGGTATGTGGGTAAGCGGATTTATAGTCCGAGCAACGGATATAACCTATGGCTTATTTCCTACTGTGGAGGCGGCGCAAGCGTGGGCAGAGATGATGACTATTCCAGTTATCATTGAAGCGGTGTACACGCCGACATTTAATCGTGGGTAAGAAGCCGTGGAAGCCTGTACCACCGACTCCTTTCTACTTTAGTAAGCGAGCCGAGATGTTTTCCGCTAGTGCTGATAAGGCATTAGCGGAGGGCAGAATAATAGAAAGTTCTGCTCTGATGCTCAAAGCCATTGAGTATCGTACCCTAGCGGGGCAACTCCCGTTAGAGAAAGAGATAAATGACAACACTATACAACGAAAGGGAGTGCTATAAATGTGGCGTGGCTCTAGTTGTCCCACGCTATGATGATAGTGCTTATTCGTATTGTCAGGCTTGTGCTTTTTCTAAGTTAGGAGTGTACGATTATCGTACACTTAATACAGGTGATTATGATAGATAATCATATGCCTGTATTCCAAGAAAAAGCACTATGCGCTGACTATCCAGCAGAGTGGTGGTTTCCGCAAGAAGTCGCAGGAACTTCTACTAAATGGTCGCGTACTCCAGACGCAATGAAGGCTAGGAAAATCTGCGAAGGTTGCCCTGCCCTTATGGAGTGCCGAAATTACGCTCTTGCCTACTCAGGTCTTGCTGGCATTTGGGGAGGTATGGACTACCAAGAGCGCAGAGTAATACAGAACACACTCGGTATCACGCCCATCTTTATGATGGACACTTATGATACAAGAGTGCCAATAAAGACAAATGAGGAGGTATCATTTGATTAACAATGATGATGAGTACTTTCCTTATGAAAGCGTAGGAGAACAATTAGCATTTATATTTTGGATACTTTACGGAGTATCCACAATTTTTGGACTCTTACTGCTAGTAGCACTATAACCCTAGTGTACGATAATCGTACAGAAAGAAAGTCTATGGCAAAGTATGGAAATGTCACAGTCGCATTGGCTGGACAAGATGGAAACGCTTTTGCTATTATGGCAAAGGTATCGGGCGCACTCCGCAAAGGGGGTGCGCCTGAAAACGAGATAGAAGAATATCTCTCTGAGTCCACAGGAGGAGATTACGATAATCTCGTACAAACTGCTATGAAATGGGTTAATATAACCTAATGTTAGGATATACGCGTGAAGAACACGCTAATATGATGAGAGGAATAGCAGACGCTATTCTGATTATGCCCCCTAATATGAAAGAAAGTATAGACCATTTGCGTATGACCTTTGATTTTATCGAAGGCTTATTCGAAACAGGTCATATAGAATAACTGTACGATAATCGTACACTAAGCCCTTACCGCTTCGGCGGTAGGGGCTTTTTTAATGCCTTCACACTCACACCCTTTACAGTATTGGTGTAGTTCTCTAGCCAATAGTTCTTGACCTAGTTCGCGCTTGTGCGTTTCCCACTCGCACGAGGCGCACATCACGAAAAGTTTGTGTTGGACTCAGGATAGACATTGCCGTTTTCTTGGATAGACTTTGCCGTATCGTCATCTTCTTTAAATAATTCAACAATACCTTCGTAGAAGGTGTCGATTAACTCAGCCATAATATATGTTTTGACTGCAAGGTTATGGACCGCCTTGGCTAGGTCATCTAGTACTTTAATAAACTCTGCATCTTGTTTTTCAGTCCAACTCTGGTCCTTCAACTTGTTCTCCAAGGTCTCCAGCATCTCTTTCAATGGAGTCTGTTCCATCTTCGTCCTCCTTATAGTCACGTTCTTTGCGTGGTCTGCTACCACCTAATATATTTAATAAACTGTTTATAGCGCGATTAACGCGCATACGCGCAGCATCTTCGGATATCTCTAACTCCAGAGCAAGTGTAGAGTTATCAGCACCGTCTCCGAACCTATGGTAGATGACAATGTATTGTTCTTCTGATATCTTATCTAAAGCCTTTTCAATGTCCGCCACCATAGCGAACCAGTTGTTTCCCTCAGAGGCAACCTTTTTGTTGGCTATAAAACCAATGTCGTTCAGCGCTGGAGCAGTTGAATCTCCGCGCAGTACGGCAGGGAGCAATAACTCTAGAACATTCTTATCATAGTAATAGTTATCTTCTACTCTATAACCTGCAATTTTAGCCTTTTCTCTCTGGCAATAATCTTTAGCAGCATTACGCAAAGAACGAGCAATTAACTTTACGGATTGTTTATCATCTAATTTTTCCCAAGCCTTAACTTTGTTAGGATGCTCCAAAAACCATACCCATAATTCTTGACGGATATCATCAACATCCAACATACGAAACTTACGAGCAAACTCATAACCTAAATGCGCTACAAGATTCTCGTATTTTTCTATTACCACTCGTACACTTCTCCTTCTACTGTGAAGGAACGACCAATGATAGGAACATTTACAGGAACTACGTTACTACGACGAATATACAAAATAGTAAATCCTTGTTGCCAATTAGCAGAACCAGTGCTTAAGTAATCTGCTTTGTTCAAGTCCATCAAGTGTCCTACTTCAACTCCAAAGAGTCTTGAACTAATCCGTCCGTTGTAACCGACGTGATAGTGCTGGATACCTTGCCTATGGGTGTGTCCACATATGACAGATAATCCGATACGTCTTGCAAGGTTGAGCGCAGTTCCTCCCGCAGTTTGTAGAAGACTCCCTTCATCTCCGTGGGCAAGAGCCCATCCTGGGGCAAACTGCCAGATTTTACTGTGATACGTAATATCAAGTTCGCGGTATCTGAGCAACTCCTCATATTCCAAAGCGCGGAGCCCAGCAAGTGCAGGGGCGTATTTGTCGATGTAATTTCCGATTCTGTCACCGTGATTACTCCTCATAACGTGAAATGGTTTATCTCCTAAAGCATCTTTAAAACGTTCCATAATATCAGAAGTTTTATCAAGACCTGATTGTAAAGTCTTAGCATACTCTGCTGCTCTACCTTTATTCCATCGAGATGGTTCAGGACTATCTGCCTCATCGCCTACACAGTAGAGTTCGTTGGGCTCAAAGTTATAGATAAAATCAGTTAATGCGGTAATTGCTCTTGCATCGTGGCTAGGTGCTTGAATATCTGAAATAACTACAACTCTTTTGAGTTTGCTCACTTTTTCTTCTTTCGTTTAGGCGCAACCTTTTTCTTAGCACGGCGCTTGTTCTCCATAGCAATATTTTTGCTTTTGGATACTACGCGGAGATTAGATTTACGGTCATCACCAGCACGACCTTTGTTGTTCTTGTGGTCTACTTCTTTATTACGCGGAAGAGACTTTCCAGTATCGTCTTCGTAATCAACACGGGCTTTGTTAGAAGAAGTAGTAACAGTTGTACCGTCTTTTTTCTTACGTTTGAAAACATAAATAGGTCTACCTCCGTTTTGTTTGCTTCCTTTGTAAGGTCCAAATCTTTTCATTTGTCCCATTTTCCTCTCAATACGAGCAATCCAATGATTGCATAATTTGCCATATCTTTAAACGAATCTTCAAGAGATTCGTGTTGTGGATTTTTTCTAGAATCCACAAGATTATTTATACGGGCTAATTTATCGTGCATCCTTACACGAAGCCCATTGACTGGACCACCTGGACTATCTGAGATATTCTTTGGTCCGTAATCTTTATGTTTAGAAAGAAGTAAAGTTTCTAGTTCAGCAAAAACATCATAGACATCTAACTCAAACTTAGAAGGATGTTCTTCTAAAAAGTCATTCTTTTTTGTCAAGTTCTTCCTCCAATCCACTTATTAAATCTTCTACACTAGATTGAATTGTCACTTCCTGTAAAAACTCTTTGAGAGTATCTTCGGATGAGTTTACCATAAGTAAAGCCGTGCTTCGTATAAGTTCTATAGCATCTCTAATACCATTACCAAATATCAAAAGGTTATGTAAGTCTTCAAGGAATCCATAGAAGTTAAGAGTACAGTCTTCTCCTAATGGTAACATCCAAGAATACTGAGTACCACAATGCTCGAGATACTTGAATATATCACGAGTTGAATAGTCGCACTCTTCGCATTGGTAAAAACCTTTGCTGTTAGGTAATAACATTACTGAGCACCTGCTATCTTTTCTTTGAAGTAGTCTGCTCCGTAAGTCCGATAGAGCGAATTAACATCTTCGCCTTCTGGCGCTTGTATGACGACAACGTTGGACAATTCTCGAGAAAGGGACTTACCGAAATCATAGCCTGCATTGTCTCCGTCCGCGAAGAGGAAAACCTTATCGAAGTCAGCCAAGAGCCTATTGTAATGTTTCTTCCAATTATTAACGCCAGGGACACCAACTGACGGAATGTTACAAACCAAGTCCAAACTAATGGTGTCGATTTCGCCCTCACATATACATATGTATGACGATGCACGGAAAAGCGCTCCCACATTATACAGGTGTGTCGTAGCCCCAGCCATTCCCATATACTTGGGCTCTTCGTGTCCGAGACTCCTGAAACGCAAGTCAACAACACCAGACTTTGTGATGTAAGGGATGCAGAGCCTATTCGTATAGGCTTCATATCCTGTCAGCGGGTCTAAGACGACGCCCAAGCGTGCTTTGATTGCTGCCTCCATTGTTATGCCGCGTTCTGCGAGGTATTCCTCCGCTTCTGGCAGTGCGCTGTGGTAATACTTTGCCGCTTTTGTTAAAGATTCCCTCTGCGATGCTGATTGCTTCACGAAACTTGACCCCTTCCTTTTGCATAATTATAGCATAACCATCGCCCTTTGTTTGGCAAGCAAAGCAACAGAAAGCATTCTCATTAAGATTAACTGTTGCAGAGTTATGTCTATCATCGTGGAACGGACACTTGATAGAAAACCACCCACGACGAGTTGGTACGGTTGCCCCATAATGCTCTAAAATCACTGATATATCAGGCTTTTCCATCATTCGTCGCCTTCCTAAGTAATTCTACCCATACTGCTACAGGCATTGTAGCATACCATTCAGCAGGGTCTCCCTTGCCTTTGCGTTTATGAATTACTGTCCCTGTCCAAGCCTTTGAGTTCTTTGTTTCAACTTCTAATTCTGATAACCAACCAGCAAGGTTTAACTTAGCGTGGTTCTTAATTTCTATGCAGACACCGTTGATGCCTGAGATATCACCTTTATCCAGAGTGGCTCCCGCAAGCCTTCTTTCTGCATACGGGAACCACTGTTGGAGATATTTAACTACATCTCTCTCTGCTTGAGAGCCCTTGATTTTGGATTTGCTAGACATTAGTACCAGCCGTTAGACTGCCAATGAGCCCACGCAACGGTTGGAGTACCATAGCGATGGACGATATACTTGAGTCCTTTAGAAACCTGATATTCAATTGTTGAGTCTTGTGGTGTTCTCAATACTTGAGCGATACCATAAGCACTCGAGTGAGGGTTCTTGGCTTTCCAGTTCCAAGCAGATTCCTTACCCCACAGTTTGACAAGTGCTTTCCATTCGTTCTTAGCATCTTTACCAAACATCTTATTAAGTTTTTGTTTTGCGACTGACTGGGCTAACATTTTTGGGCTCGGTAAAACAGTTTCTGTGTTTCCCATTGAAACCATAATTGGTTTTAACGGATTCACTTTAATGAGCCACGCACCCACACCGTGGGGCAATGTTGCCGCAAATATTGCAATCGCGGATATTATTGATACTGTCGATAGTTTCATCTTTACTCCTCAATGGGTGCGGTAGCCTGCGTTCCACAGTCAGCGCACTCCATATCTAGAAAATACATCCCTATAGTGTTGTCTTCTGCGAAGACTACTTTGAGATTCCATACGAAACTCCCGCAGATGCACACCGTAGTTGGATTACCACGGATATCCATCGCCTTGTCATAACTCGGTTTGAGTTGTGTAATAGGTTTAGACATCAAGACCTATCAGGTATATCAGACACATCCATAATCTCGGGATTAAACTGCAACCAATGAGCCGTATCCCCCGAAGGGTCTGCTTTGCCATATCGGTTCTTTACGGGCGCAACGGCTATATATCCTGGCGCGTTGGAACCTACCGTGCAAATCAGAGCAGGTAATTGCGCTACCATCCCCTGAAGCGCGCTCCGTGGTTGGCACGGATTACCTGAATACGACTCTTTGGTATGATGCAGTACAAGCACAGCAGAATTGGTATCCCTTGCGAGATACTTCAATTCCTTTATTGTGGAGCGCATACCAGCAAACTCTTCTCCGCCATCATTAGAAATATCCATAAGGTTATCTACAACGATGAGAGTAGGGGCGCAACCCCACAACTCTTCAAAAGCAAGAACTTCTTGGTCAACATCAGCGAGCGAAGGCGCTGCTTCAAATGACCAGAAGATATGCCCTGAAGAATCATTTATTATTTTTCTTGATTCGGTAACATCCTTAACGAGCATTTCTTCTGCATCGCTTTGGGTCTTACCAGTTATCATTGACAGTAAACGCATAGCCATTGTATGTGCGTTTGTGTCGGCACTTACATACAGTGTTGGTACTTTGGCGCGCAACGCCATAGCCAGTGCTAATGTAGATTTACCAGCACCAGGAGTACCAGCAATCATCGACACTTCAGCACGTCTAAGTATAATCTTATGCGCTTCGAAAGTTCGGAACACGGATGGAAGTGGTTCGCCACCTATGTCCGCGCTGCCAACCGCACGGGCAAGGGTTCTCATTGGTTAGAATGTACTCCATTCAGGTTCATTGCGCTTTAGGAAAATTGGTTCGCACTGGTCAGGAGTTCCTTTTGGAGTTGAGCACATATATGCTTTCCAAGGACCCTTAGCGCTAGCGCCTTGTCTCTTAGTCATAGGACCGTGCTTACAAGCACGACCAGTTGGTGCGGTGCTAGGCGTTGTTGTCTGTGGGACAACTGTTGCTGGAATAACAGCAGTTACGTTATTAACTGCTTGTTGTATCGTAACAGGTGCTCCTTCAATAGAGGCAGCCATTGTGCTAATTGCTCCCTCGGCTCCATCAACACCGAGTACTTCGACTAGATTACTCTTAAAATCGGCAAATGTATCTGCTCCGATTACAAAGATTCTCCCGTCATTTAGTTTACTGCTGACTTGGAAGTTTGCCCCAGCCATTGTTTCTCCTTTGTTATCTGTTCGTTTTTGAACCCTGTATTGTCCCAAGCATCAACCATCTCATCCATAGTTCTGCGGATAGGGAATATATCATCCACTATACTCACTAGACTTTGCTCCGTTCATCCACTTGCAATATGATAGCACACCGCATCTTCCGCAGTTGCTAAAGTTAGGCAGAAATATGTCAGCCTTACGTGCCTTATCAAAGCCTAAGAATATGCTCTCAACCTTATCAGGTTGGAGATGTTCAAGATTCCAAGTAGTAATATTACCAGTGCGTGCATCCCAGAAGCCAGCCTTATCGACTGATACACCCTGCTTGTCTAGAGCCCAAGCGTAAACTGCTAGTTGCAGGGGATGCCTCTGAGATGACGCACCAGTTTTGATATCGACGAGTACCCTATTCCCGTCGTAATCAACCAATACACGGTCAATGGCAAGTTTGACCGTAGTATCGCCCAATGCAATCTCATATTGTTTCTCAATAAAATCTTCGTATACACTCCAACCTTTGTCAGGGTGCATAAAGTCTGCCCAGCGGTCTAGCATCCACAAACCTTCGCCATACCACCAAGAGATATCTTCACGACCACGAAACTCCCAAGAGTTCATATCACCGTAAAGTGCTTCGTCTTCTTTAATCTGATTGAACCAGACATCGTTCCATAGTTCATCATTGTTATTGGTTTTACCAAGGTCTAACTTATCGAAACGTTCGGTAGCCTTATGGACAGCAGACCCACCCGTAAACCATACTGCGTGTTTCTCGGGTACGCCTTGTAGTTTTGTTAGGTTATATTTCCAGCCACATTCTTGCCAGGTACTGAAGGAAGAATATGATATATGTTTAGGTAATTCGCTCATTCCTCAAAGATATCACACTCACAGAACTCTTCGCAGGTTAGGTCGCACTCGTCCCAGCCCAGCCAGTCCCCTTGAAGTGAATCGGATTCGCCGAAAATACTTTGAATAAAACGTTGCCACAATGAACGCATTTAATTTCCTGACTATTATCAAACGGAAGGGTTAATTCTTGGACGGTATCACAAGTCCTACATTCGTAATCGTACGTTGGCAATTTCTCTCCTATATGCCTGAACCCCAGATTCTAAGAAATGCCCCCCCTACCCCCCATAAAAATTATGGTGAGTCAGGGAGGCTAGGTTAGGCTATGCCGTCACCCCGTCATCTGAAGTTTCTGCCCCACGGTTTCCCGTGAAACAATAGTAACATATAAATATTTTTTCCGCATATAAAGAAATATGACCCCCATCCTATGGGATTACCACAGGTAGGGGGTCAAAGTGTCTAAAAACGGCCTTAGAAGGCGTTTAAAGGGCTATTTAGCGCCTCTGCCAAACTCAGGGGCAGATGGGTCTAGCCATTTAAGGACAGGTCCGAGGAAGCCAGCAAGGGCTGCTGTTGCCAGCACCTTTAGATTAGTTTCTCCAGCAAGGTATAGTGCGACTGCAGCGGCTGCTGAAGCACGGAACCAAGTAAGAGATACTTGTTTGAATTGTTCCATTAGATTGCCTTTCGTTTAGGTTTATGGATAGGACAGCACGTGCATACTATCCGTGGTTCAGATACTAGCACTTTTTTCTTAGGTTGGGGGGTAAGATTAGCCAAAACCTGATTTAGGACTTTAGGCTGGTTTACCCACCAGAACCAAGGGCTAGTATCATTAGATTTATCAGCATTGATAGAAATATGAAGATGTTTAGTGTGAGGATTACTACCAGTATAAACGCGATTGCCAGACTTAGCCTTATCGCGGGACCAGATTTTTTTATTAAAGATAAGGTAAGAGACTCGTTCGTCCTCTTTAAGTTTTTCAAAAATAACAGCACAATCAACCCCGTTCTTAGGGTCGTGGGTCAAATCGACTGCTAGCCCAGTATTGTGGTCCGAATTCGGGCTGGCTTTCTGATGCGCTAACGAAGGCAACAACCCGTCTGACAGTTTCTTGCGCTTCGGAAATAACGCTGTCGCTTGACGGAGCACAGCAATAGCAGCAGGTGACGCTACTTTGGCTACAGGCTTCATTCATCTCCTCAATGCTTCCTTGATTAAGTCTGTTAATAGTTCTACTTTATTCTCCAAAGAATCAACCTTATCCTTAAGACTAGAACCACCATTAGGTTTTAATTCATATAGGTAATGTTTAACTAACCAGCGTACAGCGCCAGCAAATCCAGCAACTAAAGTAAATACGGCTACGGCTAGTCCAGCCCATTCAGTAGGTGTCATTACACAGTCCTTACGGTCATAGTGAGCATTCCTCCATAACCAGTAAATCCTCTATCTGGTGGAGTCATACGAGTGAAAGTAATTTGTTCTATAGCAACCTGACGAGATTCGCCAGTAGTTAAGTCTTGCCAAGTAACAATATCGCCATTTTCTTCAATACTTTCTAGAGTATTGATTCTATCTAAGGCTCTGCCTTCGTAGCCGACCATAACATTGTACTTGTCTGTCTCCACGTCAAAACAATAGACGGGAAATCTAATCACTCGCTGTCTTGGTGTAGCGATAGTAGCCTTTGCCTGATAGCCCTTGAAGATAGGACCTTTAGTATTATCAGTGCCATCTCTATATAGAATAAATTTATAGGCTATGTATTCTTGCGCCCCTGGTGGCTGGCTAGTAGTTACTTCTACTGGCGGAACTGATGAATCATAACTAACCACATCATACTCAGTGCCTTCTGCATCTACAGTTTCTAAAGTCATAGAGCCAAAGTCAAACTCACCGCGCCCTATCAGGCGTTTAAAGTTCTTAGGTTCTAATGTGTTGTATCTGATAAAGCCTGTCTTTATGTAACCGCTAGTTACTTTTTCTGCATTTCTTTCTATCCAGATACCGTCACCTGTTACAGCAAAAGCCACCCTGTCGCTAGAGCCCAGGAAGGCTACGCTTGCAGCAGTAGATGTAGTATTAGTAGCCACTAAATCTGTGGCATATGGAAAGAGTAATGTTCCTAATTCTACAGATAAATCAATACGATACAGTCCTGCCTCAGTACCTACCAGCCCTGATACATAAGCAAATCTATCCCTAAATGCTACGCCTTTGAAGTCACCTTCAATGATTATAGGGCCATACTTTATACTGCCATCATCTTGGACTGCTGCGACTCGAACACCTTTGCTAGTGCAAATAACCATATAAGTGCCAAGGTATACATCTATAGCATTTACTATTTCAGTTACAGGAAACTGGGCTATCTCGGTAGGTGTAGTCAAAGTAGGAAAACCTAAAGCAGTAGTTCCTGTAGTTAAACCAATTTTAAATATAGCGCTATTGGTGCGATTCTTGCCAGAAAAATAAATAGCATTAGGTCCTTCACAGATACTAGTCCATACCCAAGCGCTAGTAGGATGGGTAAAGGTAGCAGTAGGCAGCGCTGTAGTAGCGTGACTACCAGACGGGGCTATATTAGGGTTAAGTTCATAGATACTATTTGCTACACCAGCCATCAAACGCTGTTTAACAAATCTAACAACAACACTGCTAGTACCAGTAGCATAAGTAGTGTCATCTGATGTAGTGCCACCAATATTACCTACGTGAAGAGCGGTAGTGCAGGAAGCAAAGTATCGAGTTCCGTCTGTTGTTACACTTACAATAGGTTGATTAGTATGCGCTGCTACTAAAGTATATGTGCTGGTAGTAGGTGTATCTCCCGACATAGTAATTTTCTTAAGGTTAACACCGTCAGCAAATACAATACAGTCATTAGTGCCATCATTAGCGCTTATAACTACTGGAGTACTGCTAGTCGAATAGGTTTCTACTGTGTCATTTAGGAGAGTTACTTGACCCTCTATCCAGACATCTACCCCTTTGCTATCGGCAAAGCGAGATGTGCCTTCGCCAGGAATAAGTGCTGGGTCATAAAAAGTAATGCCAGCCCCCTCGTGAAAGGAAGACTGGCTTCTAATCCACCAACCAGTGAGCGACTGCTCACCAGGTTCAGTTTGATTATCAAATTGTTCTTTCCTGTAAGGAGCAGTCTGACGAATGTAAGGGTTGGAATCATTAATAGCATAGATAAATGGCATACCACCAATAGCAACATCATAGGCTATATCAGTATTCTGCCAGATAGCATCAGTAGCAACTACACCAACATCAACAGCAATCGCTCTACTAGAGCGACCTTCTGTAATATCACGACCAGCCACTTATTCTCCTTTTATTTTTTTACTACCCATAACTGCCAGTTTTTACAAATTAAAAAAAGTTCGTCTTTATGTCTTTCAAGAAATGAATTAACGCCAGGCATAGGGCGATTAGCATCGCCTGTCCCATCGTTCCACTCATAGTCATCAAAGGCTAATACGCCACCTGACTTAAGACATAGCCAAGATAATTCAGCATCAAGCAGAGTGCCTATGGCAGTATGGTCAGCATCTATGTAAATAAAATCATAGTAATCAAGCGGGGCTTGACGCAAGAAATCAATAGTCTTGCCCTTGAATTTAGTTACATTAGTGTAAGTCTTTAACTTATCATCATATGTTAATTCAACATCGTTAAAGTCCATACTGTGGTGGGCTTCTTCATTAGAGCCCAGCCAAGTATCTACATCAGTTAGATGACAACCTTCATTAGTAAGTACATTGTTAAGTAACCATACGCTAGCATCACCAGTAAAGGCTCCTAGTTGCAGGAACTTTAAGTCTGTTTTATCAGATAGTCTAAGTAGTAAATCTGCAAAGTTCTTCTGGGCTGTTGAAGCAAACCAGTTAGGATACTCTACTTTACTCTGCTGCATTTTCTTGTTCTTTAAGTTTTGTCTTTAAATGTTCATTAGCCCAATACAATGCATAGTAGTCATAGTCAACGCTAAAGCGTTTCATATGCTTTACCAGTGCTCCAGTATGGGCGTGCAGTGGTATGCCAGCCTTCTTCATACGGCGGAAAAAGATAATATCTTCGCCGATAAACTTATTGTCTTCAGCATCACCGCGTTCCATAAACATAGACTGACCAGGATAGGCAGCCCTCATCTTAGGAACTATAGACTTATGCATAAGCACAAATCCAAAGCCTGCTGAGTCACACCTGATTACCTGATTATCTGGTAATGGGTGGTGATAGCGAACTTCAAACTCACTTACATCATCAAACAGAACTGGAAACGGGCGCATAAGGCTGCCCTCATTTTCCTTAGAAATAAAGTAGACACCGCTAACTACTGGACGGTTTACCTTATCGGCTGTCTGCCAGAGTTTATGGATAGCCTCAAGGCTTAGAACTATGTCTGAATCTACCCATAGTATCCAGTCTGTCTTAAGTTTATCTGCCCAGTAATCAAAGAGTATCTGGCGTTGTCTGCCTATCTGATTACCCTGCACACGTATGCTGGTAGTAAAGCGCATACCGTTGTTAGGACCAGCAATTACTGCTGTCATTAACCCTTCGGTAAACTTGCCATCAGTTGTGCCGTTGTCACACCAACCGATAGCCACTGTCTCTTGCTTTTGTATCATTGTCCCCTACTTTCTTTAGTTTAGTTCATCCCAAGATAGTGTTTCTTCATTCCAACGCCATAAACCTTCTGTAGGCATTGGAGTAGGCGGTTGCCAGTTGTGGTTAGCATCTAGGCTCCACGATGGGAATGGCTGTGGCGCAATAAACACATCTGCTACTGGGTCATAGGTGTAACCTATGCCAGCATATTGTTTGCGGATTTTATGATTATATGAAGTGCGGACACAAGTTTGATTTCTGAAATTTCCATACCAAACTTCAGGACTTAAACCTTCAATAAGTTCAGTCTCATCAATACCTACAATAACTTCAGTGACAATATTGTTGCTGTCTAAAAATGCGTAATGTGCCATTATGCCACCCAACTCACATTTCCAGTGCCAGCAGTAATAGTTGCGCGTTTGTAACCACCGCTTGCTGCACTTTCTGTTCCAGTTAATCCAGCGCCAATCGTAATTGTGTAAGCCTCAGGGTAACGCAAAACAACTATACCTGAGCCACCTGCACCTGAGGTTCTAGATGGGTCACCAAAGCAACCTCCACCTCCACCGCCTGTGTTTACGCTTCCAGCGACACCATTCTTTGCGGTATAATAACCACCACTTCCTCCGCCACCAGTGCCACCATTTGCGCTTCCAGCAACAGGGCTTCGGAATCCACCACCACCGCCGCCACCATAAGTTGTAGATGAACCTGAGATAGCCGTAGCGACACCATTGCCACCAGCACCACCAGTGCCACCGCTTGCATTAGTTCCTGCCGCGCCAGCACCACCGCCACCGCCACCAGAATAACTTTCAGAAGGGCTAGTTCCAGTACCACCGCCATATCCTTGACCCGATGGCGAAGCAGAGCCACCAGTACCGCCACCTCCTGCAGTTAAACCTGCTCCACCGCCAGAGCCGCCGCTTGCACCATTTCTTACAGTAGTATCAGAGGAAGTAGATGTTCCACCACCGCCTCCGCCCGTTGATGTAATTGTTGAAAATGTTGAATTAACACCATTTCCACCTCTTGCGCCGCCATTGTGTGTCGCAGCAGTTCCGCCGCCACCTACTGTAACGGTATAATTAGTTGATGCTGTAAGACTCAAGGCACTTTCTAGTGAACCACCGCCACCTGTTGCAGTTACGGTACAGCGTAATCCACCTGCCCCTCCACCACCGCCTGCTCCATCAAAATCGCTCATATTATTTCCACCACCGCCACCACCTGCAACAACAAGGTAGTCAACAGTAAGTGGTGGAAGATAAACACTTCCAGCACGCATAGAGCCATAGTATAATTTATTTTTCATACTAAATATTGGAGTCATTAGTTAATCTCCACTCCAGAGATGTGGAATGTTACACCAGTTGTAGATGCAAGTCCAGCAATAGTAGTAGCAGGGTTAGTTGGAGGAATGACCTGCTTCATATCAATTACTGTAGTGTCATAGGCGCCAACAGAAACTGATGTAGCGGCAGTTACTCCAGCAATCGTTAAACCAAATGTTGCCGCACTACCAGTCGTATTAGTCACCAATAGGTTGGTAACAATAGTCGTAGTGCTGGTATTTGGTTGGGTGTATAGGGTTGTGCTTGTTGTTGCTGCTGCTGTTCTAGCCAGCGTTTTAGATGTTACAGCCATTAGTTACTGTACCTTTCTGTTTGTTTGTTAGGATAGTAAAAGTTTTGCTTCTTCTTCGGTAAGACCTAATCTGTCTAGTAGGTCTGCTTTTTGGGCAGCCTTTGCAGAATCTTGCTCTGCTTTCCAAGCATCATACTGAGCAAAGCCTGCTTCAAATTGTTCTTTAGTAATTGGCTCACACTCTAGAAATTGCAAACCCTCGTAGTCATCGCCAGTAAGCACATAACCGCCATTCGGTATTAACATTCTTAAAACTTCTGCGCCTGTTGCCATATTATGCACCTATTTCCATTAAAATAATTTGACTTGGTCTTCCTGAGCCTTGGAATGCAACTTGTCCAGAATCTCCTGTGTATTGAAGTTTTCCTTGTGTTTTGTAAGTAAGACTTGAAGTCGATGATGGCGAATCTACATAAATAAAAGTTTGATTCGCCGTCATTTCAAGTTCTCCACCTGTTGGTGTTGCAAAAATTCTAAACATAGCACCACCTGAACCAGCACCATCCCAAATGGATGTGCTTCCCCTAACAATTTGCAATTGTGCGGTTGCAGGATTTGATGTTCTATACACTGATATATTGTGCATTATCATTACTAAAATTTTACTTGATGCTAAGGTTGGGGTAATACTTGCCGTTAATCCTGTGTCTGTATAAGTTGAAGTCGTAATTGTTGTGCCTGTTGAATAAGTTGCGCTAACAACCTGCAACACCTTGCCACCACCAGCAGGCGCAGCCCACTTCAACCCTGTGCTTTCCGCAGAGTCAACCGAAAGAAGGTAGCCTGCAGTAGATGCTACTGCCAGCCTAGAGAAAGTATCTGCACCAGTTCCAACTACTAAATCTCCTTTGGCATCTATAGCAGTAGCCATTGAGTTAGTAACTGTTACCGTGCCTGATGTACCACCACCTGTGATACCAGTACCAGCGGTAATCCCGTTTATATCTGCTGCGAAATTATCCGCAAGCGTTCTTGCTTTTGTCATTAGTATGCTCCCATTATAGACATTACTTCAATAGAACTTGTATCAACCACAGCCCACGAAGCAGTTGTTCCGTTGGTAGTTAAAAATTTGCCTGAGTTACCAGTCTGGCTAGGTAGTGCATCTACAGTAGCCCAGACTAATCCTGTTGCAGTGCTGGAGTCAGCCTTGAGATAATATCCGTTAGTGCCAACTGTTAATTTGCCAGGGGTATCTGCCGAAGTTGCCACCAGTAAATCACCTTTAGCATCAAAGAGTGAGTTAGGTATTGCAGTAGCAACATCAAATGCTGTGAAGGTAATAATCTCTATTACATCAGAGGCAGCAAGGGCAGGGCTTAGTCCAGTAATGCTTGTGCCATTAGTTGCTGTATAGTCTTGGCTACGAACCAGCAATACACCATTTAAGTATACTTGCTCTTTACCAGGAAGATACGACAGAGTTACGCCATTATCGTCTGGACCTGACTCTGAAGTTTCTCCACCTGCTGCTGTATAGCGATAGCGGAATATCTGAGCAGTAGATGAAATACCACCCCAAGCGCTACCACTCCAGACATACATCTGATTATCAACTGTGTTCCAGTAAAGAGCACCAGTCAAAAGGGCATTGCCATCATTGTCTAATGTGGGTGGTGTTGACTTAGCACCAAGGTATCTATCATCAAAAGAATCAAAGGAAGCAGCAGCACTAGTTGCTGAAGTAGCAGCAGAAGCAGCACTTGTTGCTGCAGCAGTTGCTGACGTTGCAGCACTTGAAGCAGATGTTGCTGCCGATGTAGCCGAAGTTGCTGCAGCACTTGCTGAAGTAGCAGAGGCAGTTGCTGAGGCATCCGCTGAGGTAGCACTTGTCGCAGCAGCGGCAGCGCTATTGGCTGCAGATGTTGCTGAAGCGGCAGCGCTGGTAGCCGATGTAGCAGCAGCGGTAGCACTGGCAGCAGCGCTCGTTGCGCTCGTAGCAGCAGCAGTTGCGCTAGTTGCTGCGCTGGCTGCAGATGTAGCAGCAGCAGCAACGCTGGCTGCCATAGTAGAAGCAGAGGTTGCAGCAGATGCTGCGCTTGTAGCAGCAGAAGAAGCAGAGGTAGCAGCGCTTGTGGCGCTAGTGGCTGCAGCAGCAGCAGAGTTAGAAGCCGTTGTGGCATAAGAGGCGATAGCCGCTACTGAGTTAGCAGCCGTAGTTGCACTGGCTGCAGCGCTAGTAGCACTGGTAGCCGCTGCCGTAGCAGAAGTCGCTGCAGAGGCTGCAGAGGTGGCTGCTGATGTGGCTGAGGTAGATGCACTGTTGGCGCTAGTAAGGGCGCTAGAAGCGCTTGTAGAGGCGCTAGAGGCACTTGTAGCGGCACTGGTAGCACTTGTGGCAGCCGATGCTGCTGAGGTGCTTGCAGCCGTTGCTGAGCCTAAGATTGAGTCTACATAGTCCTTAGGAGTAGCAGAGGATGAAACCATACCTGCGCTAGATAGACCAGTAATTGTTGGGCTACCAGAAATGGTAGGGCTGGTCAGAGTCTTATTGGTTAGGGTCTGGGTAGCGTCAGCAATAACTACCGTACCTGTGGTATTGGGTAGGGTGATTGTGTTGTCCTGAGTAGGGTCAACTACAGTCAGGGTAGTCTCGTAGGCATCAGCCGTAGAGCCTTCAAAGACAATGCTGGTTTCAACGCCAGATGTTCCAGTAATTGTAGGATTAGAAATTGTTGGGCTGGTAAGAGTCTTGTTAGTAAGGGTCTGTGTTTTGGCTGTACCTACTACATTACCTTCACCTGCTGCAATGCCGTGCATTGACTGGGCATTACCATCGCCATCATTGTAAGAGGCAGAAGCCTGTGTATGTAAGTTGGCATCACGGTAATCTCTACCGATAGCCATATGTCTTACTACTGCACCTGCTGAGTGTGACTGTGCAGATGAACCATCAATGGCTCGGGTAATTGTAAATGTATTGGTAGATACTGCCGTAGCATCTACGATTTCTTCAAGAGCGGTATCTACATCTATAACTAAAGTAAAGGTTCTGCCTGATGGGATTGTTACACCACCAAGTAGTGCTGTGCCTGATACTACTGTCATAGTAGCAGCACCTGCGGTTATAGCACTAGTCAGTGTTGACTGTTGGCTACGGGACGAGTATTGACGTGTTGGCATTTATGTTCCTAGCGGGTATAGTGAACGCGGCTTGGGTATTGTGTTTGTTGTGCTTGAATCTCTTCGCGTAAGCGTTGTTGGAAGAGAGCATAAATCTGTCGGGATGTAGTATTGGCTGAACCAAATGGACGCTTTGCGTCAATTTCATCAGCCTGTGGGCTAATTTGAGAAGCACGTGCTGGGTCAAGGTAAGCAAGTAATCTATAAACTGCTCCTAGCACTACAACATCTTTAACTGATTCAGATAGACCAGTAACGGTAGCAAAGTCATCAGTAGAATCCGTTAGTGTAGTAGGGCGAGTAGTGTAAACCACATTGACAGTTCTTCCAGATGTAATGAAGTCGTCAATAGTTACGGTTTGTGTTGTAGAGCCCCAAGTAGCAGCATTAGGGAACGAGTCAAATGTGTAACGGCGTATGTTGAGCCAATCTTTAGACGGACCAACTACCTGCCAAGTCATTGTCAAAATGTTCTCTATGTTTAACCCCGTTAATTCATAGGTTGTTACCGCAGCATTATACACGAAAGAAGTTCTTTTGACAGCCAGCAATTGAGACCCAATTGCCTGAATAGTATCGTTAATGGCTTTCTTGATTACATATCGGGGGAAGATAGGCGATATGGTCACTTTGGTGTCAACAGCAGCAGTTGAAGCAGTAGTTCCTAGATAGCCACGCCCATAGGGCGCAACAGTTGCTGTATTAGCAACGCGGTCAAATGAGTCAATCCACATCAACTCTTCGCCTACCTCTATAACACCTTTACCTACTGAGTCGGTGGAGCCTAGGCTCAAGATTGTTGGCGAAGAACTAGGGGAAGTTAATGTTGTGACTGCAGCAGTAAGGTGTGTGCTTCTATCTTGCTGATAGGTATAACCTGAAAGGTTGATAAGGACTTCATCAATAATTTCTCTGAGTGTTACTGTCATACGTCAATACTCCTTAATGCATCAGTAGGAGAAAGATTGGTTGTCCCTGCTAGTTCATTACAGATACCACCAAGAGCCTTAAAGTCACTAGGCTGACGGGTAGCGTCTGCTTCTAGATTCAGTGCACCGATAAGTGCTTTACCAGTTGTTCCTGCATATTGATTAGCAGCACCAGTAGCAGCCAAGTATAAAGTTAATACTGGATATGTCCCACTATTTCCTAAACGATTTAATTCACTGGTAAATGAACTACCTGCTACACCTGTTGCCATTATCTATACCTAGCCGTTTTCTTTGCGATTGATTTAGGTTGTTTAACAAACTGTTTACCTTTTTTATTGCCTTTTGCTTTAGCCTTGTTTGTAGCAGCCTTTTCGGCTGGGGTCAAATTAGCCCAAGCGGCTGTTGGCAAATATCTCTTTTTACCTTTAGAAGGTTTGCCATCAGAAGTTTTCCATTTCTGATTTCCCCAATTCTTTAAAGATTGTTGAGATTTAGCCAGTGCCATTACTTGTACCCTCCGCCTGCTTTCTTATATTGAACCGCTAACAACTGGGCTTTACGGGCAGACCATTCTCCTGGGTCTCCACCTTTAGAGCCAGCCTTAATCTTATTAAATAAGGCTTTACGCATACCAGGCTTGGTATAATTACCAGCCTGGTTTACTTTAGACTTAGTTTTAGATTTAGCCTTTGCTTTTGGCATTACTTCTTGCCACCAAGTAGTCCAGGGAATAGTCCCTTTGGATTCATTGGCTTTGGATTCTTAGATGTGTACTTTGGCTTTGGTTTCATTTTATTCAAAGTAGTCATCTTGGCTTTATTAGGACCTGTGCCAATGTATTTAGCACGAGCAGCATCTGCTGATTTAGAAACAGGTTGATTTCTTTTTGCGTTCTTAGAAGCAGCCATAGCACGTGCTGCATCTGGAGATTTTGCTGGAGCAGACTTCTTAGCCTTAGCCATAGAAGCCTCTAGGCGTTTTACTCCGTACATACGCTTTACGCCTTGTACAAATTCAGCATTCTTAGAAGAACCAGCCTTCTTAAGGGCTGCTGACATACCCATACTTTTAATGTTATTAATTGTGGACTGCTTTACAGGAGTATAAAGTTTATATCCTGATGCAGCCTTACCGCCACCTTTAGGTGCTGCTTTCTTTGGCTTGTATGCAGCACGTGCTGCATCAGCCGTCTTATATGTTTTTGCCATTACCATTTTACCTTATCTGCCCAATACGCGGCACTCATTTTACCTTTAGCAATGTTACGACTATGACGCGCCTTAAAACTCTTGCGTTTCATTGTCATACGGCGAGACTCTCCCGCTTTTGGCTTACCTGCGGTAGATGCACCTTGTTCACCAAATCTAATTGTTTTTACTTTACTACCCTCTTTAGCCACAACAATATGCGACTTCTTAGGATGAGTGGGAGTACGCTTAGGTTTATTAAAACCTGACACCCCTGCTCTTTTAAGTCTTGGGTCTGCTTTGTTTGGCATTAACTACTCTGTTCCTGCTCCAAATTTAAAACCTGGAACTTTTGTAGGGTCCATCTCGCGTCCACCAAGTTTGGTGTTTGGTTTGTATTTGATTGACCTTGTGTTTCTATAAAGGTCAGCAACGTGAGCCTTCGCATTAGCGCTATCTATTCCGCCTGCTTTTCTAACTTTCTTTGCATTCATCACTTCTTACCCTTCTTCATAACGCCTTTAACCTTCTTCAGGTTGGGGTTTTTCTTCTTGGCTGCTGGTGAGGCTTTCCGAGCACCAGCCGCAAGGATTGCTCCTGCACGCTCCTTGGAGATACCCTGCTTTTTGGCAATTTGTGATTGGGCTGCCTTGAAACCCATTCCTTTTTTTGCTTTCATTACTTCTTCTTCCCCATCTTTTTCATTGCAGCCTTCTTCATACCCTTTTTCATTTCCATTTTCTTCTCAGCCTTAGATTCCATCTTCTCACCCATTGCATAAGCCTTGGCTGCTTTCTTTCCTTTGGCTGTGTAAGGGAACTTCTTCTTTCCTACTTTTGGCATATTATGCTCCTAGTTGATTAAGTACTGCTGCTGATTTTTTGTTTATATGTTTTGCTGGTGCCATCTTGCTAGAGTCATAAGGTTTACCCAGTATCTCACTAGCCTTAACCGCCTCTTGAATCTTCTTCATAGAAGTTCCAGCAGGCTGAATGCCTTGGGCTCTCGCCTCTTTGTAGGCATCCAATTCTTTGTTAAACGCTTTGTTTGGCATAGTCCTGCGACTATCCGCATCTCCTGCGTTCATCTGTATATTCAAACCCTTACAACCAAAGCATCCTTCTACTGGCTCAGGGTGATGTTCCCAATGTTTCATATTGCTGTAAAGTTAGCCTCTGTAACACCTACACCGCCAGCAATAAGTGCTGCCTTGGTAGTATCATCTACTGTGTAATTATATCCACCACGGTACACAACAGGGTAAGCATCTAAGTCACCATCAACTGGATAACGAATTTGTTCGTATCCACCCGTAGGTTTTAAGGCTATACTAATACCCCTGTTTAATTTATAGAAGTAAAATAACCTATGGTCCCCTGCTGGTCCTTCTTCAACTATTGGAGTTGTAAAGATGTATTCAGTCATAAGTCCTCCT